TGGAGCGTCCGCATCCGCGCCAGCGCCGCCGTCGCCGCCGGTGCCGTATCCATCTCCGCCGTTATAAGTAGCGGAGCCTGAGTCGCCGTCTTTTCCGTTGTGACCTGCTGCTGCACCGCCGCCATAGCCGCCAATACCTACAACGGTCATTTTGCTGCTCTCGTATCTCGCGGTTTCTCCCTGTGCGCCGGGTGTGTATGTAACGCCATTATATACGACGCTTTCTCCTTCGCCGTCTTCTCCACTGCCGCTGCCGCCATTCACACCGTCATCACCGGGCAGCCCGTATGCGACCCCGCTGAACATTTCGACAAATCCGGTCTCAGACGCACGGCCATTTGCGGTAGAGTATTCTCCAAAAGTGGTGTCCCCGCCAAGCGAACCCTCTTGTGATCCCTCTTCTGAGTAGGCACCGAAGACTCCGCCTCGTCCAATTTTCACCACAAAGGTTTGTCCCGGAGTTACCGAGATCGTAGCAATGTAAATACGGCCTCCGGAACCGCCCTTACCAGCTTTACCACCCGCACCAGGCTTACCGCCGTTTCCATCGCTTTTACTTTCGTTGGTGCCGTCTGCGCCTTTTTCGCCTGATGCACCGCCTTGGCCGCCTGAGATGAGGACAAGGCGCGCCTTACCCTTTGCCTCTGCCGGGATTGTGATCGTCTCATCTTCGGTGAAGATACGCAGGTGCTCATAATAATTGCCAATTCCGGTGGGTGTGTACCCCTCCACAAATTCGGTTTGCGCTCTGAGCAAATTGGATATATTGATATCCATGGACTTTATAATGCCCGTTATTGGATCGCCAAACGGGTCATCCATGCTTATTGGGTCGCCTGGACGTTCCGTACCGACCACAAGATCATTGGAGACAGTGCGCGCGTTGCTGTAGTAAGCAAGTACGCGCTCGGCCACATTTTCGGAATTTGCCAGATTTACAAGCGTCGCGTCCGTAACAGTAGCGGTGTTGTCCTTGCTGGCCCCGGCCTCGCCGCGTAAAATTTCCCGTACAATGTGCGTATACTTTTGACCGGTGAGGAGGCAATCTGAGCTCTGTGCCAGTACGGCGTAGTTTACGCCGCTCTCTAAAATTTCCCCGTTGTCAATCCGAAGATCATGTATCGGGTCATCAAACGGCACAAGCACACCAGATACATTGAATCCATTGGGAGTAATGATATCTTCCGCCGCCGCCTCGCCCGAAAACAACGTGGCCGTCTCGTCGGATGCAAATGCTATGTATGTGTGCTCCGCAACCGAAACCGCTGTGGACGGTGTGTTGTAATCAATGCTGCCGCCCGAAAACAAACGGCTCTCTTCGATTTCCGCCGGATCGCTGTCTGTGAGAGCTGTGATCCGTATAATTCCGTTTGCGTCTTTTTTCAGCGCGAGCCCCATCACAAACAAAAGCTGATGGAGGTTTTCTCTTCGCGTCCCGATGGGCAGCCAGTTATAGACTGGGATGCTTTGATATGCCTCGTCTATGCTGTACTCTACCGTGCCGGAAATAATATCCGCGACTACATCGGACAAGGCTTGTCCCGTGTACATACCGCCGTAATGCTGGGTATTGTCCAGCAGGCCGACCCCTGAAATGCAGGAGAGCTTATAATGGATTAGTCCCACCCGCATTACAGAGGACAGAAAAAACTTACCGATCAGCACATCGTCATGGTAGTAATACACCGGCTCGCCATAGACATACTGTGTCAGATCATCCAGTCTGGGCCGGGCCGCAAGAAAGTGCCCGTTTGAATCACACAGGAGGTATCCGTCCGAGTCCGTCAGCGGGAAAAACTGTGTGTCGAAGCTTTTGACCGTCACATCCAAGGTATCAATTGTGAGCTCATCTCCAGCAATGGAATTTCCGATAAAACAATGTCCCTCCTTGATATCCTTGGCTGTGAAGGTCCGGTCCCCATATACAATTTTGTAGCTCATTATCGTTCCTCAAATGTTATAACCAACCCTGTCCAATATTCTTTTTGGTCCGATCCAAGCCCCCTGTACTTTTGCTCTCCTAATTCAGCCATAGTTTCTATATACTTGTAATCGCCTTCTTTGGGGTCAAAATAGTACAACGTCGGGTATTGCGTCTGAAGTATCGCTTGTAGCAATTCGCTTTGTGCGTTATCCGTTAATGGCATACATGTGGCCGTAATGTTTGCCTTAAGTGCTAATACATCTTCGCTATATGACCCGTCCTTCATTTGTCCGCCATTGCTTCCGAGCCTTTTAATATATGCTACTGTATATCCAGACGGAGTAAATGTTTTTGTAAAATCTGTCCCATTTATTTTTAAGGTCTTACTCATACATTCACCAGGGAACTCCCCCTGTTTTTCCCCTCTCGGATGTTGTATCTGTACATTTTATGCGACAAAACTGCGCCATCAATCTCGCTCGTTATATTAAGCACAATGTCTCCGATTGTGGAAAATTGGCTGCTAATCATTCCAGTCCCCTTACCTACAGCATTGGGGTTAGATGTCTCCAGAATACTCGCTCTTTCAAAATCAAAACCATTTTCTATTGCCTTATTTATGCCTATGTACTCAGTATTCCATCCTTCCCACAATCCTTTAGCCATATTGTTTCCAATTTGTGCAAATACCTTAGATGGCGAATGTATCCCAAGCACATTTTTTGCGCCATCAACTATTCCACCGAAGAATCCGCTTACTTTGTCTCCCAGCCAACTACCCATGCTAGTAATGCCTTCCCATATGCCTTTTACAACATTCTTCCCAATGTCCACAATACTCCCCATCAGTGCCCCAATCCCTTCGACAATAGCCGCAATGATTTGGGGTAATGCTGCGACAAGGTCAGGGATTGCAGAGAGGATTCCGACAGTCAATTTCCCCAGAAGTTCAGAGCCCTTTTTTACGATAACTGGAAGGACAGAAGTAATGTAGTTGACAATGGCGTTTATCACATCCGGGAGCTTTGCTACCATATCAGGAATTGCGTTGATAATTCCAAGTGCCAACTGCCCAACAAATTCAAGCCCGGATTCAATAAACTTTGGGGCATTCTCCGCCATGAAGTTGAAGATTTCCGTAATAACCTCCGGGAGCCGGGCAATCAGCTCGGGAACGTATGTAATGATCCCGTCTCCCAGCATGGTTAGGAGCTCATTCCCCGCTGTGACTAACTGTGGGCCAGCCGCCACAAGGCTGTTGTACACTTCCGTGACAATCTGCGGGACTGATGCCGCCAACTGTGGGAGCGCACCAATCAGGCCCGTAGTAATGCCAACCAGAAGTTGAGCACCGGCGCTCACCAGAGACGGCAACACGGAAGCAATGAGAGCAGGGACTTCCGCCGCAAGGATAGGCGCTAATTGCTGGATGGCTGCTCCCATGCCGGACAAGATCTGCGTAATGCGGGGGATGATGTTCTCCGCCGCCGTCTCCGCACTGGTTACAACATTCCCGATCAGCGTATCAAGGTCTGCGTTTTCGTCTGCGATTCCGGCAACAAGGTTTGACCATGCGGATTTCATCGCTGAAACGCTGCCCTGAATGGTGGTGCTGGCCTCCAGCGCCGTGGTTCCAGTGATTCCCATTTCTGTTTGAACAATATGAATGGCAGTCACAATGTCATCAAAAGAATTGATATTAAGGCTGAATGGGTCAAGCCCAGCAAGTTTTTCGGCGTCTTCCAACAGCCGACCCATTTCTTCTTTTGTGCCACCATATCCTAATTTTAGGTTGTCCAACATGGTATAGTTTTGCTTGGCAAACCCTTGATAGGCGTTTTGGATGGACTCCATGCTAGTACCCATTTTATTAGCATTATCCGACATATCCGTAATGGCAAGGTCAGCTTTTTCGGCTGCCGCCGCCGTATCATTATCCAGGCTTTGCAGCAAGGACGCGGAAAAACTGGTGACGGTCTCCATGTACTCATTGGCAGAGAGGCCGGCAGTCTTATAAGCGTTGGCAGCATACTCCTGCACCACGTCGGCACTTGTTTTAAACAGCGTTTCCACGCCGCCGACAAGCTGCTCATACTCCGCATATCCTTCGATAGATTGTTTCGTGAGAGCGCCTAACGCTGTGCTTGCGGCTGTCAATGCCGCCGCTCCGACTTTTGCCGCCGTGGCAAGTCCGGATTTCAGCTTGTCCGCAAAATCAGAGGTTTTCCCGCTGGCATCTTCAAGGCCCTTTTCATAGCCTCCGGTGTCCAGCGCGATTTTTGCATATAAGTCAAATACATTCATTCCGTTTTCACCACCAATCCAGCCCGCTTGATAATGTCCTCTACGATCTCATCTCCCGTTCTGTTATCCTGCGGCTTTGGATGAATCATATCTGCATATCTGGCCTTTAGATAATTTCCATCGGTATATTTGGCCGTGTTCTCGCTGATAATTCTCAGCGCATCGGTCACATAGACCCAGTACGCGCCCTCTTTCAACTGCCGGTCTAGCCTTGCGGCCGCGTACCGGGCAAACGCCTTTACTGTTCTGGGGCCTCGGTATTCTCCGGCGCAGAGCCAGATTGTTTCTCGCTCTGCGCTGAGATAAAAAGTGCGCTGAACGTTTCATCGGTCAAAAGGTCTGTGCAATCCTTCAGCAGCTTGACTAGATTCAAAGCCCCGGCGTATTCCTCCGGGGGCACGCCCTCGATGCTGGACAAAATGGAGATAATATCCGCCTTGTGCCCCTTCAGCAGCACAGGAAGGGACTTTCTTGCCCTTTGCAGTAAGAATTTTTTTGCCGTCACTCCATCCGGAAGCTTCTCCCGGCGGAACATGGCAGACGCTGTATCGTCCTCCACTATATTGGCGATGGGGTCGATAATTTCGGCGATGACTTCCAGCGTGCGGTCTCCCTTGATATCAGATAGCTTCATTAAGCACCCTCCGCCGTTCCGGCCTTCACATAGACCTCAAAGGGTACGGTGTCCTGCGCTTCCATGGAATAGTGGCCGGTAAACTCAAAGGCAAACTGGCCCTTTTCCCGGTTGCCGCTCTGAAGCTGGAAGCCGCCGGTGGACAAACCGTTCAGCATGTGGATGGCCACAAAGCCGCCGTTGGTGTCGCCGTTCTTGTCGGAGTAGTCGCCCACCCACCAGATGTCCTTGAAATCGGTGGTCAGAATGTCGTTGCGAGGGACGATTTTGGTGGTGTCGGTGGTTCCGATATCCGCCGCGCCGATTAGGGTCTTTGCGCTGGCCGTGTCCACAGTGATAAAGGTGCCGGACATCTTTACTTCCCAACTGTCCAGCTTTTTCAGTTCCAGAACGTTGACCGGGCAGTTGTCAATATCCTCGCCGAAGTCAGAGAAGGAGGGCGTAGCGGTGAAGTTCACGCCGCCGCTGGTGGCGCCCATCAGGTCGGCCTCCGTCACTTCGCCGGTGGCCGGGTCAAAGTCAGAGAGCAGAATGCCCGCGTTCAGCTGCAGTTTCTGAAATGCAGTCTCGGGAATACGTGTAAATTTCAATTCTTTTCAGTCCTTTCAATTCAAAGTCATGTATTCGGCGGTCACGTTCAAATACCGCCGCTTGATGTGGCTGTCGCTGGCGTCGTACAGGCTCTGGCACCAGGGGGAGCCGCGTTTCAGCCAGATAAAGCCATCATCACAAGGGAGCGTCACGCCGCCCAAGCCAATAGCATTAGACAACTCCTGCGCTTTTGCATTGAGCGGCGCTTCTTTGGTGGTGTAATCCCGCAGGTTGACCGTTATACCAACCTCTCCGCCGTCCCAGGCGTCTGTGATAAGCTCATAGGTGAGATAGGGGAATGTCACATCATTCGGCACGGCAGACGCCGCATAGGACGGCAGGAAACGCTCAAAAAAAGCCTGCAAAGCCGCGCCTTTGGTCATAGCGCATCTGCCTCCTGCCATGCCTTGTACAGTTTTGGCCCCTGTATTGCAATCCAGTCAACAATTTCCTCGTTTTGCGCCCATTCGCTGTTTTCGGCCAGTCCGCTTTCAAAGAGATATGCGTGAGTGATTTCGTGACGCAAAACTTTTTTGCTCTGCTCTTTCAGAAGCCTCTTGCTGTCCAGGTCGTCTGTAACTTTTGCTCCGGTGTAGTCCTCAGCAAATATCTCATGGGTTGTTTCGTCGCAGAACCCATCTTTATTTGTCAGGCGTGGTTCTTTTACTTCATTCGTCACAGTCACGCTATATTCAGCGCCCAAAACATTTACTTTCATGTGGGCAGCTCCTTTCTCTCCGCAGTGAAGAACTTCAGGGAGAACGTGGCGGACTTGGGGGCCTCTTTTTCACTGGGATTGGAGGTTACCCGGTAGGTCTGCCCCGTGGAGGTATCCCGGAAATAGTCGTTGTACTCAATTGGAACCGCCTTGTCCACCAGGGCGGAATACACGCTGGTGACGCCCTGCTTTTCCGCGATCCGGGCCTCCATGGTGGTGTCCAGCGCCTGATAGTTCTGGAACTCCGCGCCGTCCGTCCATTCGACGGTATATCCGCCCTCGCCGTCTGGCTGCCTCGTCTTTTCCAGCAGCACGCAGGGCCGTGCAAAATCGTCTAACAGGCTCATAGCTTCCTCCAATCGTTCAGGCGGCTTCTGAATGCGTCTTGCCAGCCGTTTATTCCGCCGGACGCGCTGGACACGGAGGCTGACTTTGAATAGCTGTACCCTCCGAAACTCTCCGACTGGTACGGACTTTTTGCCGCCGCCCCATTCTTCTTTTCCCACTCCGCGATCTCTCCGGCCAGCTCCACCACCGCTTTGGGCACCGCCAGCGACCACACGGCGCCCGCAAAGGTCTCATCCGTCAGCGCATACGCCGGATACTGGTGCAACCCTTCATTGAACACGCTGCCACAGATGCGGAAATACTGACCATTTTTCAGGAAGGGCAGCGCAACGCCGCCGTCCTGTATGGTATAGGTATCCTCGTGGATACCACCCGGCGCTAAAAACCAGTTATTCAGATGCCGCAAAACCTGTTCAAGCATTACGCTGCCCTCCTATTTAAGACTTCGTGACAACCACGGTATAGGTCTTTTCCGTGCTGCCGTTCTTCACATTGATTGTCAATGTGTTTTCACCAGTCGCCCAAGTCGCCGCCGTACCGTTCTCCACTTCCGTTTCACCGTTCAGGATGGTAACTTCTGCGTTTTCGTCCTCCGGCGTGGCCGTAACCGTGTTGGTGGCGTTGCTGGTAGTGGCTGTATAGGACGCCGTGTCACTGTCAAACGCTGGCGTCAATGCCAGCGCGCCAATCGTCAGCCCCGAAAGGCGCGCGCTCAGTTTCCCGAGGATACCGTGATATTGGCAATGCCGTCCAGGTACTCGGCCCACAGCTTCATGCCCATGATGGCGTAAGTCTCGCCAACGGCGGTGCTGTAGTTGCCCTGGGCGTGGAAGCCGATCAGGTTGGTCTCGCCCTGCACGGTGTAGTTCAGACCAAGCCGGGCAAACTCGCTGTCGCCGGGGTCCGCGTAGTACAGGTCGATGTTCTCCACCGGAGTTGCCAGCACCTTGTTCCGGGCAATACCAGTGTTGCCGGAGACGCTGGCAGGCAGCAGAAACAGAGTGGAGTAGCCCATGAAGTCCTTGATGTAGTTGATGCCGAATTGGGTCTGCACGGTAATATCCGCAGAACCCAGATAGTCGTAGGCGTCCAAGATGTTGGCAAAGCCCACCACAGAGGTGACATCCTTCGCCATAGCGGCGAACTTGTTCAGCACTTCGCCCTGGGCCTTTGCAAGCGCGGCCTGCCAAGTGGCGGCAGTGCCGGTCAGGGAGCCGGTATTCAGGAAGGTGTAGAAGTCACCCAGCACCACGTTCTGCAGTTTGGTCAGGAAGGCGTCATCGCTCTTCTCCACAGCGATCTCCGCACCGTACTTGTCCACATCTTCAATGGGGACGGCCTTGGCGTACTTCTTGATGGCTAGGTTCGCTTTGGTCACCTGGGTAATGGTGGCCTTGCTGTAGGGGATCACATTGCCGGGGTCAACGTCGCCGTCCTCCAGGGTCACGTCGGCGGTGTAAGAGATCAGCTGAGAGCCGGGGGCCTTGCGGATGGGGCGCATAATGCCCAGGATGTTCCGCAGGGCGTCCCAGTTGTCGTCGAACCGGGTGACAAAATCCACTTCCCGGGCCGTCACATTGGTATAAACGTTGGGCAGGGAATCGCGAGGGTTGGTAAGGGTCTCAACTTTCGTTGCAGCCATTTTTTAGTTCATTCCTTTCAGGTAATTTGATTTTCCATCAGCGCCTTCTGGCGCTCGGCGGCGGACATCACATAGCGGCCCTTATCGTCCTTCTTGTAGATATCCGCCTTTGTCATGGTCTTTCCGTTGTTTGCGGGCGGGTTCGCCGGATTGCCGGTGCCCTTTTCCGTGGTCGTGGTCACCAGACCGCTCAGTTCGCCGCTCAGCAGGTCGTCAAACGCCTTGCTGTCTTTCAGCTTGCCGTTTTCCAGCTCGGCCTCATCAATCTCTGCCGACAGGCTCCGAAGGGCCAGCTTCAGATTGGCGTCCTGCACGTTTTTGCTTTTCAGATACTCCATGACCGCCTGTTCTTTGGCCGCCCGGGTGTCCTTAGCTTCCCGCTCTTTTCTGAAGTCCTCAAAGGCCTTGTGCTCCTTCTCGTACTTCTCCTTGTAGCCGCCGTCCCCTGCGGCTTTCAGCTCGTCCAGTTCCTTTTGAACGGTGGGCAGCTTTTTTGCGTCTGCCTCATAGGTCTTGACCTGGTCCTTCAGGCCGTCCACAGTGTCGGTATGCATGGAAATGATTTCGTCGATTTTTTCGTCCTCAATGCCCATAGCCTTGAGGGCTCGTCTTGTAAGTGCCATAACACTATCTCCTTTCCTTTGGCCCCGGTTCCTCGGGGATGATAGTTGTATAAAAACCGCTGCTCTCTGCGGTGTTTACCAAATAAAAAAGGAGCCAACCTGTAAAAAACTCTTACAAGTCAGCTCCAATAGCTCTTTCCCGCGCCCAATTACGCGGAAGTCGTATGTTTGATTGTTTTCTTGACCTCTAAGACGATGTATCCATCGCCTTTTCGCCGTATCTCTGCGTCGTTGCCGCGCTTGATGATGGCCTCAATCGCCTTTACGGTCTTTTCATCCATTTTTCAGCTCGTCCTCAATGATATTCCGGTAGGTCTGTGCGTGGTCTGCCACAGCGGGCTTGATGAACGGCTTTGCCGGGTTGCCCTTTGTCCAATGCCAATTCCCCTTCGCGTCCTGGTACACCCAAGGCGTGGGCCGACCACCGGGGTAATGCTCGCCGGTGCCTAATTCTTGGTAGATAGCATACTCAGAGTTACTACCCACGTATGCCGCCATCTCTCCGTCATCCACCATGTGGGTGATACTGTTTTGCAGGTTCCCGGTATCCACAGGGCACAGCTTTTTTGCGTACCCCTCCGCCGTCAGCCCGCATTTTTCCAGCGCCCGGAGCGCCGCCTGCTGCATCAAGTCCAGGACTTCTTTGGAGTTGTCGGTAAATTCAATGTTCATAATAACCTCGAAAAAGAAAAGGGCCGCATTTCTGCGGCCCCTCTCATAGGTTGGTTCTTTGGCAGGCGTGGCGTGCTCCTGCATCTCTCGGGTTTCCCCTGTCAATACCATCGGCGTGTGGATGCCACGAAATTGTCCACCTCAAAGAACCATTCTATTCTACTTAGATTATAGCCGCTTTATTCAGATTTGTAAAGGACTTTTTTTGTCCTCAAATATCGCTTAAACCGTTTTTCTTCAACCTTTAAAAACGTTATGACTGAATTTTTATATCCTGGCTTGTCTCCTTCCACAGCAAGCCTTAAAATCAGTTGAAAACGTTCCTCATTTTCTATGTACTTTTTTAAGACAAATGCCGTATTTGGTTTATTTGCCTCTATGATATACTGCGGATTTTCTACAATATCAGAAATATATTTAGAATATCGCTCAAAATCATTTGGATGGCGATTTTTTATATGCTGTATCCGTTCATCTGTAATAATTACTTCATCTGTCGTTATCTTATCGGACACAACTCTATATTTTTTTACATCAATCCGACCAACCATCTGCACCGCCGCACCGCCATCCTCTGCCGTTTTTGGTTCTATTATAGCAGACTTTGGCGTTTGCGCAACTTGATTTGTGCTCTTCTTCCACGCCTCCCACTCCTGATATGACATATTGGAAATTAGTACGCTTTCCCCGGTCTCCGGGTCTCTGGCCCTCCGCTGGGCATCCGAGGTACCCACCCCATCCACCGCAGCAATCATCGTGCATCGGCAGTTATACACCAAGTAGCCGGGGGCGCTGGTATCGCCGGGGAACATAATCTCGTATCCGTCCACTTTGAAGGGCTTGTCCATCTCCGCCTGCTGTCCGTCCAGCATAGCGTGTGCGTGGCGGGTGCGGTTGTCCAGTGTGGCCAGCCATTCCCGTTTCAACTGAATACCCATCTTCTGCGCCGCCGCGTAGCTGTTCATTCTCCCGGCGTTCTGCGCGCCGGTAACAGCGGTACGGGCTGTTCTGATCGCGCTGTCACGGTTCATGGTTGGAATCCGCGTTTGCAAATCATCCGCGATACCCTTGACGCTTTTCCCTTGCAAAATAGAAGAGGTCACACTCGCTGAGATTTGCCTTTTCCCATAGGCCAAATCAATACCACGATTCACCGCGCGTTTTGGCGGGTAGTAAGGCATCAAATCAGGATCTTCTGCAATGAGCCGCTTGACTGTTTGTTCATCCAACAGGGTAAAATCAGCATTCCCGGCCACTTGTTCAATCGTATAAGCGGCATAGTTGCGGTTCAAGCTGTAAATCCCCGGCGTTTTGTCATTCACATAGCTGACAGCTGTTTCATTGGCCTTGGTCATACGCTGGGCCACCTTGTCGCGGAGCGCTTCAAATCGCTTCCCGCGGCCAATCTGAGCCAATCGCCACTGTTTATAATCGGCTTCTGTCCACTCTTTGCCGTTCTGCACGGTGCCGATCATATCTTGCATTTCTTTATCCCGCCGGGCGAAGCTGTCAAAGTATTCATCAATGGTCTTTTGCAACTCTTTCGCAGTTTCGCCGTAGACAGAGGAAATGCGCTTTTCCAGTTTGGCAAGCTCCAGATCGGTCAGGCGGTGGCCTAAATCATTGTCACGCATAATTCTTTATCCATCTGACTTTTAACACTTCCGGGGCAATAAAATACTCCCGCTTTCTTTTTCCAGTCCAATGCGTTCCGCCGCATTTTCCGTCACTCTGAAAGCCGCTCGCTTTCAAGCTTGCGCCGTTTTCTGTTTCAAGCGTATATGTAATTACGGTTTTGTATCCCATATTTTTCGCTATTCTACAGCAAGCTCCATAAAGCATTGAGCACTCATTTTTCGTCCCGTTTTTGCAACAACAGCGGTATATTTCAAGAGCTTCACCATCGTCTAACTTTCGCGCAACTGGTCGACCGCAAATAGCAACTCCAACAATTTCACCGTTTTCTTTCGCTGAAATAGCGAATTTCCCTCCAACAGTCGGAATATTGTGTCTGTGATATTGCTTTACAAAGTCATTGGCTTGTTTCAGGTGAATGGGATTAATTTCCATCGGCCACACCATCCTCAAGCGCATCTTGCTCCACAATGCTCCTGTCCAGTTCCTCTGCCGCCTTACGTTTCAGAAGCTCGTCCACTTCTTCCGGCGTCAGCCAGGGCAAGTGCTCCAATACCGCTTCGTCATCCAGATATGGGGCCGCTGTCAAAACCATTTGGGTCTGTTCCAGCTGATTTGCCACCCGGTTCCGCTTAAACTGCGGCGTCGCCTTTTCTGCATCCACGCCCTGAAGGGCCAGGAGCTTCTGCACCGCGTCGATCACCTGATACTCAAAATCGTCCGCGTTTTCGTCCAGCGGCTGATACGCCGCGTTGATCTCTGTGGCCGTTTTGGCCGCCGCGGAAATGCTCTTGGTATTCAGCGCCCCAAAATCGGTATAAATCTGCTCGTCCAGCTGATCCAGCAAGGTTTTGCGGGCGTTATAGGGGATTTCCTGAGTGTACGGCGTGATGCTGACTCCGTCGTCCCCGTTCACATTGGCGATGTGACGGTATAGCAGCCGCTCCCGGAATTTTGCCAGTTCGTTTTCCGTCATGCCGCCGGCGTTGTTGACAATCCAGTAGATTTGCGCGCAGTCGGTCATATCGTTTGCGAATCCGCTCAGCACGCTGTCATAAGCGTCGATTTTTGACCGCATACCGACAAGCGTACTTTGATGTAAGCGGTTTCCCCACAGTGGAATAATCGGGAGAGACGCGTAATTGTGGGCCGTTTCCACGTCCCCGCCCACCGCCGGGGTTGTCTGCACTGTCATGCGGTATGGGATAAAGTTGTCCGTCTTGGGGGCCAGATTCATGGGCCCGCCGGTTTCGCTGTCATACTCGATATACCCATCCGGCGAGTACAGCACCGCGTGTATGGGCTTGTCCGGGCTTATCTGCCAGAACCGGACGCCCGCGCCCAGGTCGCTGGTCTGTTCATCCCACAATGGGGCAAATTCCGTCAGCTTGAATGTGTGGATGTGGTCATAGGCCCAATACAAAAATGAAACCCCGTGAATCAGGCCATAATACCCGGCGTCCTCAAGCTTTTTGTCCGGGTCCGGGCCCAGCTTCTTTTCCACAGACGGTTCCTGAAAGGTCAGCCCATTGCCCAGGCTGTAGGTACACCGTTGAGTATTCAGCCGGGCAAAATAGTTGCTGGTCAACTTCATATTGGACGCCGTCTCGTCCGTCAGCTTCTGCCCGTTTGCAGAAAACAGCGTCCGCACAAACTCCAAAATCGTTACATTCCGCTCGGCGTCGTATTCATCGGCGGCCACAGCTGTCTTGTACATCCGATTCGACCTGTGCTCGTTGATGACGTTCAGCACAAAGTCTGTCCGCCGTTTGGCGTCATCTTTGATTTCTAAAAAATTCTGGTATGTCAGCATCTCAACCCACCTTACAGCGGCAGTATCGGCCTTTCCCCATCGTCAACCGCAAATTTATGTCTCAGAATTGTCTCCGCCATATAGCGGGTTTCGTCCATAGCGTGGTCATTCTCCTTGATTGGCTTATCCTCCTGGGCCTTGTCATCCCAGCGGTAAAGGCCAAACTCCCGTATTGCATCCTTGCAGGAGGAATGCACCTTGATTTTCCCGTTTTTCAGGTAGCGTGACGTGGTCACAATCCCATTGACTACATCGTTTTTCGCCTTTCTCGCCGAAAACCGGCCATGCCTGCGGATGGTCTCGATAAAAGACGCAGCAGACGGGTCAATAACCACTGTTTCTATCGGAAGCTCACCGGCCAGCCGCTCCAGATCCATGTAATATTCCTCGTCCGTCTTGGACTGCTGCGTATCCCGTCCGGAGTAGTAATATTCCCGGATGCGCACCGCCTCTTTGTCCGTCACACACCACAGGCCAGCGGAAAACGGATTCAGTGTGCCATAGTCGATGGAGATATAATACACGCCGCTCTCCGGTGTCTCTTCTGTAATGCAATTTGGTCCGAACATCGGGTAAATCAATCCCTCGGCCAGCACCCACTGCCCCAGCACATACCGCTCGTAAAACACGCCGGAATACATGCTGTGATACCGGGCCTTTGTTTCCTCGGACAGTGATGGGTTGTCATCCATGGAGAAGTGCAGATACAGTGCGTTGTGTGCTTCCCGTCTCTGTATCCACTCCTTGTAAAACCAGTGATTGGGATTGTCCGGGTTACAACTGAACCACAGCCGCGCCCCGGCGACTGAACACCGGGCCAGCGCCTGGTTGACGAAACTCTCCGGCATCAGCGCCACCTCGTCCAGCAGAACACCCGCCAGCGTCCGGCCCTGAATGAGGGCGGCGCTACTCTCGTCCTTGCCGCCGAACACCTCAAAGTAGTTGGTCACAGCGCCCCGACGGACCTCCAGCACCTTGTCCGCCCGCCGCCAGCGCATGGTATAGCGCTCCTTGGCCAGGCTCATGGAGAGAAACGGCACGATTATATTTTTACTGGCGCTGTCCACCGTCTTACCGCAAATGCCAAACCGCTGGCCAGAGAACTCCCGCATGGCCCAGTCCACAAAGGCCCACATCATGAGGGAGGTCTTACCGCTGCGCACAGCGCCGTCGCAGATCAGGGCGTCATAGCTGGAATAAGAGTAAGCGAGGATTTTCTTCTGTTTGGGGCTAATCATGATAAAATGTAAACAAACGGAAAAATCCAAAGTGGGAAACATATAAACCATGTAAAAAATCTCTCGCCAAGACTGACTGCAAGATGGTCTTTCCCGATTTTTTTACAATCTTTCTTCCAAGTCGCAAAAAACGGGATAAACAAAAAGAGCTGAAATGCCGCTGCCACCGCAACTAAAATAAAAAACACTTTAATTTGTTCACTCATCGCTCTCCAACTCCTTCCCCAATTCTCTCAGGCTCCTGCTCAAATCGTCCTCTTTCGCAGTGTCCGCAGGGCCGCCGCTTATCGCTGTCCACTTGTCAATCAGCGTCCCCATTGCCGTGGTAATCTGGGCTGGGGTTGCTCCCTTTAGCTTCTCCGTGTCGTTCAACGCATCCAGCCCTCTCCCCAATATTTCACACACGATATTCCGCTTGCTTTCCATGTAAGCCAGGATGTCGGTGGTATTTTGCTCTTTTTTCTGTTTGAGATTTTCGGTGATTCCTTGAGATTCCTCAACAACACGGCGCACTGTTTGCCCGCAAACGCCGTTTTTCTTCGCTGTGGCGTTATAGCTTTCGGTTTCCAGATAATCGGCCACTATTTTCTTTTTTTGCCTATCCGTCAGCCGTGCAGCCATGATCGCCACCTCTCATGTGGTTTCGTTTTATTGAGGAGAGGACGGATTCCGGCCCCGCCCTCTCCTGATTTGTTGCGGGCCACCCGCCGCAGCTCGGGGCACATCCATAGGACCGTACATATCCTCATGCGGATATGGTCGGCGTATAAAGCATACTTTACCAGGCTCACAAAGTCCCGTTGTGGTATGCCAGCGCGCCGCGCTCCTAATCGGCTTGCCTGTGTTGCTCTCCACAGCGTCACAGTTACTATCGGTCTGTGCTCCGTCCGACTCTCACGGATGGGTGCGGCCCAATTAAGTACGCCTCTAAAGTAGAGCGACAACATCGTTGCCACTCCGTAAACCTGGCGTCTTGGTTTCTGCGCCCTCAGCCGGGCTCGAACCGGCGACACTAGCAGGCCTATTAACCCGCTCTCTCTACCTACTGAGCTACAATGGCATATAGCCCTTACGGGCTATGTTGCAGGTTTACGGCTTTGCCTGCGTGCCGTCGCCGGGAGGGAGGCCCGGCAATGAGAAAGGAGGAGGAAATGGAAGGGAGCGGGAGGCATTCGCCCCCACGCTCCCATTGTCGCATATGACCCGGTTATTATGCCTCCAAATGGAGGCATGTACAAAATATTTTTGCGATATGTTTAAAGATTGTGTTCCTGCTCTCCATCATCCCAACAAAGATCGTCCAAACTGACGTAGTAATAATTGGCTATCAGTTTTAGCTCCGTCAATCCTGGCTCTCGCTCCCCGCGCTCATACCGCCTTAGCGCATCGTGGCTTAGCCCCATCAGTTCGGATGTCACCGCCATACTCCGCACTGGACGCCTGCTCTCCCTCAGCCTCCTCAACCGCTTCGGGAACTCATTCAATGGTTATTCCCCCCCTCAAAAATATCAGATAATTTTAGCATTTTGCTATTGACATTAAGACAATATTAGCGTATAATAAGAACATAAAGAGGAGCGCAAAACATAAGGAGGACTCAAAAATGGAAAATTACGGATTGACAGACGGAACTATCGAAATCCTGACGGAAAAAGCGGAAAAAATTATGAGCTACTATGACAGCTACAAGTTGGACGCACGAGAGTGGAAAAACTACGGGAAGCACCGTGTATATGTCACGGTTGGCGGCTACTGCGGCAGCAGCCTCAAAAAGACTTATAAACTTGCTTGGGTCGATATGGATAACGGGCAGCAAATCACTTGGCAATATTAACGCAGGAAACGTCCCGCCCCGGAGGTTGCGAGGGCAGAAGGAGAAAGGAAATGAAAGTAAGAGAAGTTATCACGATTAAAGAGTGGGTTGACGGGAGCGGATATAACTACGAGGAGACATACAGCGACAAGCTTGTAGACGTGGACGTTGAAGAAGAGGTGCAAGAGAACTTTGACTGGGATTGGTGGGAAAAAGATAATCCCGTAAATGGAAACGAGGACTTAAGGATTATCGTGGAGTATTACAGGGTATCAGATGATACGATGATCGCAAAATTTGAAGCATGGCAAAGCGAAATCTAAAAACAGAAATCCCGCCCCGGAGGTCACGAGGGCATAAAAAGGAGGATGCAGCATGGAAAAAGCCAACGAGATCACTCTTGTCGCCTTGTCCTGCTCCGGCGGCAAAGCAGTCGTCAAATTTACCGAGCGCGGATGGGATGTCCTATCTGATGACCGCAAAGTCAAAGATGGGTATCTCCACCTGGACGCAGCCGCGCCTGGCGGCATCCCGGATGATTTAACCGAGCCGGTCAAAATACAGCTTATGCGTTACCTGTACAAGCATCACCATGACCTACCCGGCCTGGGAGTTCCCCCGCAAGCCAAGTATTTCCGGGGGTATAGTCTGGATGATTTGGAGCGGCTTGGCAACGACGGTGAGCGTGGATACTACAACATGGTGATCAAATGAGGAGGAAATACGGCGATTGCCAGCGTGCAGACGGTGACTGCACTGTCTGCACGCTGGTGTCTTATGGACGCGACTGCCGGGGTAAGGCAATCACAAACCTCGAATGGACCCGTCGCAAAGAACACATGACTCTTGAAGAGCTGTCGGCGCGGTCCGGCGTCAATACAAGGCAAATCCAACGCATCGAGCAAGGGGAGGGAAAGATGGGCAACGTCACCCTCACCAATGCCCTAGCTCTAGCGGACGCGCTGGGCGTAGATGTGAGAGAGCTCCTGTAATGTGCGCTCTACCGCGCATTCCCCCGCGCCAAGCCGCCCCTGTGATGGGGCGGCTTTTTTGTTTCCCCGCCGGGCGGGTCCGGCAGCCTCTCCTTGACGCTGATCCACTCACTCATGCTGTCCGCCCTCCCCGTCGTGGATGGAGCCGATGACAAAATGGCGCTTGCTCAGTTTGTACGGATGTAGTGGGGTGCTGCTTCCGCTTCCAATTCCAGTTGTGAAACATGGGATTCTGAGATCTGTGTTAAAAATAACTGGCTCTCTTGATCCGTTGTAGCTCAAAATATCACCCTCAAAAATCTTCACGCCGTTCTTGTCGGTCAGGCCGGTATACTGGCAGACCGTGGAGGGGTCAACCTCAAAGAAACCTCCGAGCATGATACCTTTTGTGGGCGGGTCTGCCCTGGCCGATACCAGCCGCGGTAGAATGTACGCTCCGGGCATAAAGTCGGCATCTTCCGGGACATCCACAATGTTTCCCTCCACCCACTCGCCGTTATCCAGCCGTTGGGCCTTGAAAAGTATTTCTCTGGTCATTTGGCACCTCCGATTGTTGGTATATAATCCATACTGAACGGAACTTCCTCCATCATTGCTCCGCAAGGGCAGGTATACAGTTCGACCCGTTCATCTTCGGAAATATCGTCAGGAAAGTCTACGCTGAAAAAGAACCCGCAATCAGGGCATTTCAAGGAAATCATTGGGCACCTCCGATGATCTCGTCCAATGTGGCCCGCCTTATGCTCCTCAGCGTAGGAAACGTTTCATCAAGGTTATCAAGACTGCCCTTATAGTTGTCTTCGTCATCATACATGTAAAATGTCTGTCCCACTATATCAACGTATGCCAATGTTTTAACAACTGGATATAGCACTTTGATAGCCTTCGCCCTCTCCACCTCCCGCTCCGTCCAGCGTGGCTTGCGGGCGATGTTTTCTGGATGATTTATGAGATTGTTAAGACATTCCACAGTGGAGAATCCCCAGCAGTCATTTGATATTTCAATCTGGAATGTCCCATATTTATTGATACGAAATCGCCCTAACGTGTTTCCTCTAATTTCAAACTTTTCTTCTGGTTCAACCCCAAGCACCTCGCAAATTCTCGGCTTGTCCATGTTGGCCTCCTCCTTGATTTTCAGGTACTTTTCGATGGCTTCGTCCAGGTTGTCCTCCTTTCGCTGGCCGTAGGAGCAGAAATCATCCGGCTTGACCGGGTACTCCATATCGTGCTTGCCCATCCGGTAGCACAGTCGCATGAGCTGGTTGTGCCGTTTTGTACGGAACTCTCGGTAAAACTTGCACTCCCGGCACCTGACCACAGGCACGGCGTCGATGGTGGGCAGGCTATCAAACATCCGCTGCATGACAGCTCCAGTCACCCCATCACCACCAAAGCACTCTCGTGCATTATCCGCATCAACTAGTCTCATGCTCGTCCTCCTTCTCCTTTCCCTGATCCCTCCGTAGTGCGGCCTCGGCCTCTTTCTTCGCAGCCCGACAATTTGCTTTGATAATGCCACGAACAATGTCCCCTCGAATAGTCCAGGTATAATCGTCTAACGGCAGCACCACGCACCGCCCCTCTTTGTCCGCCTGGGCCAGTTCACGGAGGCGGTCAATGTGGCCAAGTTTTACATATTCAGCGAGCAAAGGATTTTCCACTAGAATTGTTCCAGCCTTCCCCTCATAAGCAATTTCGTCAATCGCCCTTGCCATCGGTCATTGCCTCCCATCTCCAAATCATCCCGAGAAGTCCTCCCATTTGCACGATTTAAATGCGGCTCGCATATTAACCCATCTTGCAAACCTGCGCTGCTCTTTAGTTGGCTCACCGCCGTCATAATCTCTGTACGGCTGAGCAAATGGGATAATATCCAGCTTGTCCAGTGCCAGTGCGCGCCGGTGAGCCTCCTCCACATCCTGTACCAGCATGTAACCCCAAAATCGGAACGGCGCGATTCCCGCCTCTCTCATATAGGCTACCGCCTGCTCGATCACCGGGAGCATAGACGCTGTGTCGCAGCTCAGGCGCACAAACCGTATCCAGCGCAGCTTTGACAGCATTCTGGCTACGTCCGCTGTAATTAGTCTGGCATCCAACCCCTGATTAAAGTCCACCCGTACCTGCGCATGACCCATTGAGTCGATTTGCTCTATCCCATGCGGGTGTGCCAGCACATTGTTGTCCAAGAGCACCAAATCACGGCTGTCCGATCGCTTTATTTTTTCCCATGTAAAGTCCGGGCGTATTGCCCCCTCCTTGCGCGGGACGATGCACCACGGGCAGTTGCGGATACATCCACGGGTCAAAAAGCCGATCGCGTGCTTGCCTGCGGATAGATGCTGTAATCCGGCAAGGTGGCCTCTATCTCTCGCGGGAGGCTGCCGTAGTCTTTGTAACCAGTACCACCGCGGATCACCTCATCCGCCCGGATGATGGTCTCCACGTCCGGCGAAAACGTAAAGACCTTGCTCATATATACCCGGTCGTAGGCTTTGAACCCATCCCACCACTCCACGGCGTCGCCTCTTGCTTTATGCCATGCCGACAATCTCATCAACGCCAAATTTGGGAACCCACTATGCCCATCCACATCAATGAGTCCGATGTTCATATCTCATCCCTCCCCTAAAGCCAAGTGTATTGCCTCGACCGTCGGTCATGTATGGCAGAAACACCTCGTCCATGCTCACCATACCGGCCTCGATGATCGCCATTTGCGCCAGCACCCAGTCCCGGATGTTGCGCCAGCCTGTACGCTCCGCCTGTGCCAGGTCTGCCTTGACTTTTTTCCGCTGGAGTACTTGGCATACTCCATCGATGTTGGCCGGGAGCATAAAGCCCCGTCGCCCGTTCGGCGTGTCAATGGCAAAGGCTACACCGGTGGGACGTCCCTGGTCATCATACTCCACCATGATCTGCCGTGCTCCGTGCTGTGCGAGCGCCCCCTGAATCTCACCCAGGCTCGTGTACACGTCCACCCCGGATGTATAATTTTTTATGGCCATCGCTCATCCCTCCTTCTGCGGCCCGCGATGCCTGGAACAAAAATCATTCGGCCCATGCGGGTTGTCATCTCCGTCACAGTACCCAATTTGGTACTGTCCCCATCCGTTTCCACCCCAAAGGACACAGGTCTTACAGGTCTTTGGGGGCTCTCCACCAAGTAGTTTATACGCCGCATCCCTCTCACGCTTCACTTGCTCCAGCTCGGCCCGGAGCGCGGAGAGCGCGGCGGAGGCATCCGCCGTCATGCGCGGGATGCATCTGCTCATATCCCCGCCCGCATAGTAAGCGTAATTTCTGCACTGCCGGACGTTCGGCTGACTCCCGCACAGCCTTATGGCCTCAATCAGCTTATCAATATCCACTATGTTCCTCCTCCTGCCCGCGCCACCCACTGCCCATACGTCATCCCATGGGCCCGGGCCTCCGCTGCCACTTGGGCCAGGCTTTGCCCCTGTGGTCTTGATTTCGTCCGTTTCCGTTCTCTCCGCCTGGCCTCCCACTCAATATCCATACACTTTGAGCACAGGATGCGGCCTTTCCGTTTGTCCCGCCCCGAAAACTCAATCCCGCATCGCTCACAGGTATAAATCAGTATTTTTCTCATATTTCCGTACCTCAACCAGGATAGCGCCTCCGTCCCAAAACTCGTGGGATACTTTACGCACCCACTTTCGGTTATCATCCGGGAGCAAATAGCCCTTCATGGCGTCTACCACGGCTTTCCCAATGACGGCGTGGTTATCAATGTCCAGGTTATCGTCCCAGCAAAATCTGACTTCCACCGGTCCCGTCACCATTTTCTTTCTGACCTTCGCCTGTTTCATTGCCGCCCAGGCGATGGTGTGCAGCTCCTGCGCGTCTTTTTTTCTCACCTGATGGTGTTTCCCGGCGTAGTAGGCATTCAGCCCGTACCGCTTGTTCCACGCTGTCTTACCCGCTTTGGTGGGCGGATATGGGATCATAAATTTAATCATGGTCCAGAGCCCTTCCCGCCATTTCCAGCGCCTCCACAAACTGCGCATATATCTCGTCAAAATCAGACCCAATGCCGATCATGGCCCGATATTTCATCTCCATCCCTTTCAGGATCGCCCTTGCCCTTCTCCTATCCACGGTGGCGCACCTCCAGTATTCGTCCGCTCCTCATGTACCAGTTGAGCTCAATTTTCCCCGTCCTACCGTGGCGGTTCTTTGCCACTGTGACCTCCATGGGTGTGGGACCATATTCGTCCGCATCCTCTATCGCCGGCCTGTGTATGAGCAGTACACCGTCCGCATCCTGCTCTATGGCTCCGCTGTCCCGCAAATCGGAAAGTCGCGGCTCCTGGCTTTGCCGCCCCTCTACTCCCCGATTGAGCTGTGCCAGACATAGAACTGGCGTCTCCAGGCCCCGCGCCATCCGCTTGAGCTGATTACTTGTGCCAGTGACTCGCTCATAAAGACTCTTACCTGCGTCGTGCTTCATCAGTCCCAGGTAGTCGATGATCACCACATCCGCCCGGTTCTGTTTGGCGAGTAACTGAATTTCAGAGGTGTTCAGGGAGGCCCTTCTGTTAAAAAACAATGGCCGTTTGGCGAGCTTCACGAGGCTTTCCCCCACGGCTTTCCGCTCCTCCTCCGACAGTTCTCCCCGCAGGATCTGGGCCGCCGTGGCACGCCCCACATCCGCCGCCACCCTGCGGGCCATGAGCTGCTTTCTTGACATCTCCAGGCTGATAAAAAGGATTCGCCTCCCCCTTTCCAGCATCCGTTCCGCCAGCGCTGCGGCCAGCGTGGTTTTTCCGCAGCCAGGCCGGGCGGCCAGGATATACAGTCCCTCCCGGATCAGACCGCCCCCCAGGATGCGGTCAAGATCCGAAATTCCGGTCTCCACGAAGGCCCGATACCCCTCATCTACACGGTCCAGGTCCTCCAGAAGTTCCGCAGCCGCCTCCCGCGCCGATACCACTCCGGCGTCGTAGCTGCCCTCTGCGATGCGCTCCGTCAGCGTCAGCAGCTCCGTCGCCTCTCCCAGCGGGTCATGGCCCGCCAGCAGGGCGTCCGCCCGCTCCTGTATGCCCGCCAGCAGCTCCCGGCGCAGAAACTCCGTATGCAGCGCCTCACAGTATGCCCCCACATTGGCCGCCGTCAACGTGATCTCCATGGCCTGCTGCGAGAAGGCGTCGTCCCACTCCGCCGCCCGGCTCCGGATCGTCACGGGGTCTACCGTCGCTCCCTCGTCGGAAAGCTCGCAGGCGGCCTCGTAGATGGCCCGGCACCGCCGGTCCCCGAACATCTCCGGCGTAATCGTCCGCCGCACCTCATCCAGACACCTGGGGTCGATCAGGATGGACCCGGCAAGCGATACGTCGGGCGATATGCCCTGTTTCATGCTTTCACCTCTACATCTACCAGCTTCCCATCGATCTCCACCGTCTGATATCTCTTTGCAGGGCGCGGCGGAGCTGTGGGCGGTTCTGTCTGATTTCTCCGCTTCTCCAGCTCGTCCCAGTCCTCCATGCTCTTCACACCCTGCTTCCGCTTGGCGTCCAGTACGCCTTTTACATATTTCCAAGTCAATACACCGCCCTCGATGGCCTCGTCCATCCCGCGAATGCAGCATTCAGGCCCCATAGCGCTGATATATGCCTTCAACTCATCCGCTGCCCTTTGGGTCATCTGGGGGCAGATGTGGTCAAAATAGTAACCAAACACATGAGCGATATCAGGGTCCTTACGCGCGCACGCGCGTACCTCCTCTCCTTTACTTTCCTTTACTTTACTTTTATAGGCATTTGCCTGGGGCAAATGACCATCTTCCGGTGGCAAATGCTCATTTGCAGGTGGAGCATTCTCATATGAGGCGCACTTTTCCAGACCCCTCGATTCTTCATCGTTCAGGAGCCAGTAATCTGATATGACGGCTTTTCTGCGCCGCTCCTGGATCGCGGCGTAGAATCGCCTCTGTATACCTCTACTCGTTAAGATGCCCCACCCGTCAAACAGCCCCTGATCAAAGAGACCAATTTGCAAGCAGTATCTCACCGTCTCCTCAACGGTCCCGGACCCAATGCCGCCCCCCATCCGCCTTGCGGTGGATGCAGAATCGTCATAAGCCCAACGGTAGAAGTATCCGTCAAATTTGTAAGCCATCTGGCACAGGTAAAAATAAATGCCGAACCCGGTCCAGCCCTGTGCGTCCAGGAGCTTGTCGATCTTTGTGTCGCCGTCAAAGAGATTCACCGACCACCCGGCATAGTCAAGCCCGGTCTTCGGTTTTCCCGCCATGATCTCGGTACCCCATTAAAAGGGGAGATCGCCGTCATCGTCCTCAAGCTCAGCGAATCCGTCTCCAGGCTGTTGAGGCGCGGCATAGCCGCCGCCATCGGCGTCCCGCTTGGAGTCACCAAAATAGACGTTGTCGGCCACTACCTCTGCGGCGGTGCGCTTATTGCCGTTCCGGTCCGTGTAATCCCGGATCTGGAGACGGCCTTCCACGACGGCCATACGGCCCTTGGTGAAATACCGGGAGACAAACTCGGCGGTGGAGCGCCAGGCAACCACATTGATGAAGTCCGCCTTCTTCTCCCCGGTCTCCTTGTCCTTGAAGTCCCGGTCCACGGCTAGAGTAAATGATGCCACTGCGGTCCCGGTTTGCGTCTGACGTAGTTCCGGGTCTCTGGTGAGCCGCCCCATGATAAAAATTTTGTTGAGCATGCTTCGCCCTCCTATAAGTAACTTTTCCCGATCAGTTTTCGAAATTCTTCCCGACTGTGTGTCTCCTCGTATTTCTCTTGGCACTCCCGCTTAAGCTTTAAGTCCAGGTCTCTGTTAAAATGCACTCCATACTCGGCACCATTGTGCCAGTCCCAGCGGAGCCATACCCAGAACCCGTTTGCCTCGCTGATTTTGCGGTTAGGATTGCCGAAATAAATATGATGTCTATGGAGCCCATCTGTTGCCCCTGTGAGGTAGCACTCTCGCGTATCGCCCTGTAAAATGCTATCCATCAAACAGCCTGCCAGCGGTCCATCAGACCGGCCAGCTCCTCCGGTGTCATAGTCTCTATCCCTTGTGCTTTGCACTCCTCTACCCCGCTGCGGATAAGGCGGGTCATCTGCTTGGTGTTGTATTGACTGCTGCCGTAATAGGCCCGGATCACCACCTGCTCCCCATCGCGGGTGTAGTCCACATGCTCCGTGACCCACCCGGTTCCCAGCCGGGACCATGCCACCTCAAAGGTTGCCGCCTCTTCCGGCGCAAGGTGGAAATCCCGGAAGACACCAATCTCCCGGATAAAGCCCCGGTACATCTCCTCCTTGGTCTGTCCCAGTGCCGCCGCAAGTTTGTCCAGCAGTACCCACAGGTAGGCGTTAGCGTTCAGGCTTCGCCTACGGGGCTGTTTCCTGGCCTCCACCACCCAAGCGCCGTCCATCTGCTCAGCAATCTTGGCGGCTGATGCCCGGTCCCGTGTGCGGAACGCCGCCCAAAACCCCTCACTGTCCTCATACCAACGGGCCTTGTCACAGGTCAGTATCATGCGCCAGCATCCGCCCTTCTTCGGCCCTCCGCCTTGGAGCACTTAGCACATAGCGCTCGCCCAAACATCTCCGTGGATCGAGCTGCCATTTCTGCGGCGGTGATGGCTCTCTTACCATCGTTGTATGGCATAATCTCTTTCCCACAGTCCGCGCAAGGAGGCCCTGGAGGCTGTATATTTGCCTGTTTCGCATCTAATCCCGCGCTGGAAATCTTGTCAGGGTCCTCTCCGGTCGGCAAAGCAAATGTCCTGAGCCACATGTACTTAAATGCATACGTCATCGCCTTGCCGCTCCCCTTATCCTGCGTGTCCGCGCCGTCTCCGCAAGATGCGATCTCTATGTATTCCTTGGGGTCTTCCACATTGACCATCCGATATGTCACATCCACGTGGGTAATCGTGCCTGCACGATTCGTGGCCTGGGCCACTGGGTACACAATCAATTTGTGCTTTAACAGCTCCGCCCGCATGATAGAGGTGACTTTTTCTTCTGACAGGGCACGATAACTGGTTTTGTTAAACTCTACCCTATCGTCCTTTGCAAGGTACTGGATATCCCCCATAATGGAGGCAATTTTTTCGTAAATATTCAATTTGGCCTCCTATATTCCAAATTTAGAAACCAGCCTGTTCCAGATGATGTTGCACACATCATCAGACAAATACTTTTTGTTTTCTTGGTCTGCTGCCTCCAAAACTGCTGTGATCATCTCTTTCCGGTGCTCCGTTTCGGCTAAATCTTCCCGACATTGCGGGCATAAGGTTTTACCTCCGCAATCTGGCTCCGCGTCGCTGCCCCAAAGCTCTGCTCCACAATGTTGGCAATAAGCCTCTGCGCTGCGGTCTTGCGGATCGTCCATTATTGGATGCAGCATTCTTCGGCCTCCCTTTTAAGCTCATACACCGCATTGTTTATGCCGCTGTGCGGGTTGATCCGCTTATCTATTACACGTACAATGTCCATCTTTTCCAACTCATTGAGTCGTGGCCTAACCGCATTGAGGTCTCCAAACCCTAGCTTGTCCGCCACCTCAGCCGCAGTCATCGGTCCCGTCCTGAGTGCCGATATAATTAGAGCTTGGCGCGGCGTGATCGTGGACAGCGCTCGATTATACCCTTCTTTTCGGGTTTGTTGTGTAATTCGTTTCGACATATGATCACCCATTTTTCTGGGCATTTGGTTCCACCCAATGCCCAGAAATAAGATTTGTTGGCTTAGTGTTTGCCTCAACAATCGCAAGGCTAGACCATAGCTCGATTTTGACGCGAATCCCGGCGAAAATCCCGTATCCCCAGCCAGCCTCGATGTCATAGCCAGCCTCGATGCCCCA